CTTCAAATGAGCTATACACCATTAATGGTGAAACAACTTGCGTTTGACAATATCTGCCACGAACACGTTTACTACTATGACTTGAAGAGTATTACTAAACTCTTTGCTGAGAATGGATTTGTAGTTGTTGACTGTAGCATCAACGACACTAACGGAGGCAGCTTTAGAGTGTATCTTCAAAAGAACGTTGCAGAAGTTTCTAGCTTTGCTACAGCACCTTTGCGTGACGTATGTAACTTCAGAGTTAATAGCATTCTTACATACGAAAGAATAGAGAACGATATTTCTGATCCAGAGACATGGAAATTCTTCGGTGAAAGACTTGCTAAACTAAAGAGTGATGTTGTTTCATTCATTGAACAGGCTATCAAAGATGGTAAGACTGTTTATGGCTATGGTGCAAGCACAAAGGGCAACACATTGCTTCAATACTTTGGACTAGATCATAGACATATTACTGCTATTGCAGAACGTAGTCCATACAAATTTGGTATGAAGACTATTGGCACTAACATTCCAATTATCAGTGAAGAACAAATGCGCCTTGAAAAGCCAGACTACATGTTAGTTCTACCTTGGCACTTTATTGACGAGTTCGAAAAGCGCGAACAGGAGTACTTAAAATCTGGAGGCACATTCATTGTTCCTTGCCCAGCATTTAAATTGATTACAGGATAAATTATGAAGAGGATAGTCTTTTTCAACTTTTGGCAAAATGGCGATTGCTTTATCAATAAGGAATACGTTAGAGATATAATTCAGCATTTTCCAGAAGCTGAAATTGACTATGCACATAAGAATCATCCTAATATTGTAGCAGACTTGAAATGTAATCATATACCTCTTCAAAGTCTTCCTCAACAACTGACTATGTGGATTCCTATTGCGCACGATCCTAGTGCTGATGTTGTTTACATAAACACTTGGGTTGGATGTTGGATAGGAAAATATCTTCAACACGGTGAACATGCAAACTTTACAACTCTTCCGCGCGTGTGGAAAGAGGTGTATGACTTTCTTAAGATTGAGATGAAGCCATCGTATGAAAATTATCATCCAGAAATTCATCATGAACATTTTGATAATACACATTCTATAGAATACCTCAATGAGATTGGACATTCATCTCTAATCGTATTCTGTAATGGTCAAGCTATGAGTAAGCAAAGCAGCATGGGCAATATGGAAAAGATTATTGAATTAGTTGCAGACGCATTCCCTACGCACAACTTATTTGTTACTGACAAAGTAAATGTCGATAGACCGAATGTTAAATTTTCAGATGATGTACTCAAAGGTGCAGTTGGAAATTTAAATCAAATTTCATATGTATCAAGCTTTGCCAAATTGATTATAGGTAAAAATAGCGGACCATTTACTTACGCACACACTAGAGCAAATATGTCAAACCCAAATAGTACATTTATGTGTTTTAGTCATAAATTGGAACATTGCTTGATGGGATAAGGAGAGTACTTGACAAATAGCTTCTTTAGTGATACAATAGACGATATCGAAGCGTTTAACATTATTTCAGAGTTGATCACATCTCCAAAGCATGAAGCAATTAAGAAGAGGACAAAGCACTTATGAATGGCATTTTTATAAACACAAGAAAAGCGCAGTGCAGTATATACAGTAGTGGACTATTAATTAATGAATCACTTCAATCTAATGAATGGAACTTAGATTACATAGAAATCGACAAACTATCTCTTGATGATTTACATAATGGTCGTATAGTTGCAGATGGATTTTCAGAACTGTATGACTTTTATATTTTCAATTATCATCCATCTGCAATGCGTGATATGGAATCGGTTGATGCAAAAAAACTATCTAACTTATCGGGTAGAAAATATGCTATAGTTTTAGAAGTGGATCCAAATGATGCATTTCCACAAAATTTTGGAATGACAAAAATTGGATTTGATGACTATCTAGTTATTGATCCAACATTTAAATCTAATGATTCCTCACTACATTCTTTTCCGCGGCCTATTGTCAATATTCTACCAATTAAAAATGTGCTAGAAGTTCCTGAAGTACCTGTTATAGGTAGTTTTGGATATGCAACACAAAATAAAAATTTTGATTTTATAGTGCATAGAGCAGGTGTTGAATTTGAACGGGCTTTAGTAAGAATCAATATACCTATAGCAAATTATTGCCCAGAGGATATGTTCTTTCGAATTAAAGAAAGTTGTGAGAATAATGTACGTCCAGGAATTGAATTACAAATTACTAGAGACTATATGTCCAATAGTGACTTAGTACGCTGGTGTTCTAGTAATGATTTGAATTGTTTTATGTATGATCGTCAAATGGCTGGTTTAGCAGCTACAGCAGATCAATCTATATCATCTGGTGCACCAATTGCTGTTTTTAATAATTATACATTTAGACACCTATATGACTACATTCGCCCATTTCCAGAATGGTCATTTAAAGATTCTATATTAAAAAGTCAAGATGGAATTGCTAAAATGAGAGAAGCATGGAGTAGTGAAGCTTGCGTTAATAGATTTAAAGAAATACATTTTAGCGGAGAAAATAAATGAAACAGATTGCATTAGTTAGTGGACCAGTACAAGGATGTGGCATTTACTATTGGGGCATTAATGCATATGATATATTAAAACATAGTAAAAAGTATAAATTTCATTTTGTAACTGCATCTAGTTATCCTGAATTCTTAGCAAAGACGCATGGTATGGATTTAATCATCTATAATTGGCATTCTGCAACTATGCCGTGGTGTACGACAAAAGTTTTTGCAGAGACTCTAAAGCCACAATTCTTAATTCACGGACATACATTAAATTCAGAACTAATTGATTTTACTGGCATAGATAAATTTATTACTGTAGATCCATCAACGAATCATGGAACTAAAAACTTTTATTCTGGATATAGACCCATTACATATTATGATGATATCATGTATAATAGACCTAACGGCGTACTGAAGATAGGAACTAGCGGCATAGGACATGATGGTAAGAATGTAAATTTAATATTAAATCTGATCAATGATCAGTTCGATGAACCAGTTGTATTTAATATTCACTGGAGTGTAGGTGAATATGTTGGTGTAAATAGAGATGGAATAGAACATAGATTAAATGGATTGAAATCATTAGCAAAGCCTAATGTAGAATTAAATTTTACTGTTGAGCGACTGACAGAATATGATAATGTAAAATGGCTCAATAATAATGATATTAATCTTTACATGTATAATAACTATGATCTTGATGGCGTAAGTGGTAGTATAGATAAAGCATTAGCAGCAAAGAAGCCTATTGGCGTAAACACCGCAGGATATTTCAGACACATTATATCAGATCAGATCAACATAGATAAAACACCAATTAAAGATATTATTAATAGTGGAATAACTCCAGTAGAAAAATATTACGATATGTGGAATGCTAAAACATTTTTAGAACAGTATGATGGCATCTTTGATGAATTCTTCAAACAACACTAAAATAAAACAGATTAAATTTTATGAGGGTATAATTGAGACATGAAAAAAGCACTAGTACTTGGAGCAGGTGGATTTATCGGCAGCCATATTATTAATAATCTTAAAAGTAGAGGTTATTGGGTTCGAGGAGCAGACATTAAATCGCCAGAGTTTGAAGAATCAAATGCTGATGATTTTATGCTTGCTGATTTGCGTATTCAAACTAATGTCAACCAAGTTTTAGATATGCGATTTGATGAAGTGTATCAGTTAGCAGCAGACATGGGCGGCGCTGGATATATCAATACAAATTTATATGATGCAGATGTTATGCACAATAGCGCAACTATCAATTTGAATGTATTAGACGCAGCACATAAGATGGGTGTGCCTCAAGCATTTTTTAGCAGCAGCGCATGTGTCTACAATGAACATCTTCAATCGAATACAATTAATCCAGATTGTAGAGAAGAATCAGCTTATCCCGCATTTCCTGATAGCGAGTATGGATGGGAAAAACTATTTACTGAAAGATTGTTCTTAGCATACAACAGACAACATGGTATGAAAAATAAAGTTGCTAGATTCCATAACATCTTTGGACCATTGGGAACTTGGCAGGGTGGTAAAGAAAAATCTCCAGCAGCTATTTGCAGAAAGATTGCATACGCTAAGAGTGGTGATGAAATTGAAATTTGGGGCGACGGTAATCAAACACGAAGCTTTCTTTATATTGACCAATGCGTAGAAGGCGTAATGAGATTGATGGCATCCGAAACGTTTGACGGCCCAGTAAACATTGGCTCTAGCGTAATGATTAGCATTAATGGTCTTGTAAAGATTGTATCTGATATTGCAGGCAAAGACATTCGCATAAAACATATTGACGGACCGCAAGGCGTTCGTGGTAGAACAAGCAACAACGATTTAATCTATGAGAAGTTAAATTGGAAACCAAATGGAGCAGAAAGTCTTTTAGCGGGACTAGAGAATACATACAAATGGATTGAACAGGAGATTCGAAATGAGGAATAAAATACTTTTCGTTACACAAACACTAGGGCATAAAGCTGCATGTGGAATTGGACTTATCGGTAAACTGTTAGGTGAAACATTGGTTCAGCATCCAGATTATGAATTTAATGTAGTCTTTTCAGATTCTGTAGCAGATGTAATTGACATCATTGCACAGTTTGAGCCTAAAATTGTTATATACAACTATGCACCAGGAACTACACCGTGGATGAATGATCCTACTATAAGATCACAATTTCCTCATATTAAACATGCTAGAATTATGCATGATATGCACCAAGGAATAGCAGATACATTTCACCCTAGTCTACATGAAGGTTGGGAGTATCTAATTGCAGATGATCCAAGCGTAATAGGAAATGATCATGTGTTCATTACAAACAGATTGCTTCCAGATGGTCCGACTGTACAGTACGTAGAGCCATCTAAACCTATTATTGGGTTTCAAGGTTTTGGTCCTCCACACAAAGGCATTTCTAGACTTGCACAAAAAGTGCAAGAAGAATTCGATGAAGCTACTTTGCGTTTTCATATTCCATTTGGATACTATGAGGACTTAATGCATGGTTACGCAGGAAGTAATGCACATCAACGAGTAAAAGAGGTTCAGAGTATTATAAATAAACCAGGAATTGATGTTATCATCACTCACGACTTATTAGAAACTCAAGACATTGTTAATCTATTAGCTCAAAATACTATCAATTGCTATTTTTATGATTATTTGGATGGATGCGGTATTGCAAGTAGTCCAGACTATGCTCTAGCAGCAGGTCGACCAATTGCAGTCACTAGAAGTCACCAAATGAGAAACTTTTGGAATCTTACTCCATCAGTCTTAATTGAAAATTCAAGCATCAAAGAGATTATTGCCCAAGGCACAGCACCTTTAGAACCACTATACAAAGCATACAGTAAAGAAAGTGTATTGCAAGACTATAGTAGAATTATAGAAAAGCTACTCTCAATTTGATTTTAGTGGAGTCTTTAAGTCTCCACCCAATAAGCCACAACGAAAGGAAATGATATGAAAGCTATCAAGGCTTTACTATCTTCATTATTTTTGTGTGTACTAATGGCATCATTAAGCTATGCTGGCACAAATACAATTAAATTATCAGCAGACTCAAGCAAGTCTGACGTATATTGGATGGCAATGAACATCTATTACGAAGCAGGCAATCAACCACTAATCGGAAAGATTGCAGTTGGTGTAGTCACACTGAACAGACTTCATGACAAACGTTTTCCAAAAAACATCCGTGATGTTGTTACTCAGCAGTCACAATTCTCTTGGTACTCAACTAAGAGTGCGGCTCCACCTTCTGATAGTAAAATGTGGAAAGAATCGTATCGTGTCGCTAGTCTGCTATTGACAAAAGCTGCTGGAAATGATATAATAGATATTCTCGAAGGCGCAACCCATTTTCATGCTAACAACATAAAACCTATCTGGGTTAGCACTGTCACTAAAATTGCGACTATTGAAGGTCACACATTTTATCGAATGAAATAAAAAGGAATTAATTATGGATTTAAAGATTTTGACGCAGAAGGAATTTGAAGCTGAAATAAAACAGATCCAAAAAGACAAGCATCCGATACCTCTTATTGATGCTATTCTAGAATTTTGCAGCAAAAAGAATATTGAGGTCGAAACGGCAGCTTCATTGATTACGCCTAGAATGAAAACTGCACTTGAAGGCGAAGCTATGAAGGCTCGCATGATTACACCTAAGGCGCGTTTACCTGTAGAACTCGAGGACTAACATATGCAATGGAAAATTACACCTTCAACTAAAAAATCTATTCTAGACAATACATACTGGATTAAAGGCGACATGCAAATTTGCCAAGAAACTGGTTGGCGAATGGGCGAGTTTTTTGTAGAACCTATGCCGGGCGTTACGATTGAAGAGTATCTATCTGGTAAAGATAACGATATTGTTCTACATGAAGAATTTAGTGTGATCGACTTCTCTACGACTGATGGTTGCTGGGAAGAGTACACATACTCAGAAAATATGTCGGACGAAGACATTGCAGATATCGAACAATTTTTAGATGATGGTGGTGATTTAGCTGAAGATGGTTGGAAAATTATAGATTCAGACACTATCATTCAAGGTGACATTGAAATTGAAGAGGTCAACGATTAATGAAAATGGATGCAATAGACGCATACAAATACTATTTGGGAATAAAGAACCATTTCACTAGAGATAGCTACGATTGGTTCAAGTACAATAAAAAGGTTAATGTCACCTACGACTCTTTTATGAAGAGAAAAGACAAGTTATTTTTTGCTAGGCTTGGTAATAGAAAAGACGAATACTTAGAAGAATTTCTAGTAGCAAACTTTCTGATTGATGCTAAGATATGGGTAGGAGAACTCCTATCAGAAGAATGTGAAGAGCGATATAAAGATTGGAAGAAGCGTCAAGAATCTTTGACGTATTTGTTCAAGAACGAAATAGACTTTCTATCAGGACTTACTCCTGAAGAACTAAATGAATTTTTTGAAACGAGAAGTGGAGATCATCCACGGATCATCAAGAAGTACTTGCGACATGAAATCAGCTTAGAGACACTATCTATTTTGAATTCTATCTTGCATTTTAACAAGCGTTATGATACAATGGTTCACGATCCTATATACAGAGAGGTAAGCAAGCTATGCAAAAAATACCAGCCCTTTTTAAGGTACGATACGGTCAAGATGAAAAGCGCATTGCGCGAAGTAGTAATGAGTTAGTTTCAACAGCAAAGGCACCTCAGCATCAAAGCAAGAAAAGGGTGTGTGCGCTATTGACTAATGTGAAGAATTCTGATATACTATATACTAGTACATCATGAAGCAAGTGGACAAGAAAATACATTTAACATACAACATACAAGGAAATACATATGGCAACATCATTCGCAGACTTGAAAAAGTCACGCAACAAAGACATGGAGACATTGACAGCACAAGTCTCTAAACTCAGCAGCAAAGACGGAGAAAAGAAATCGTATATCGATGACCGTTTTTGGAAACCTCTAGTAGATAAAGCAGGTAACGGATTCGCAGTAATTCGCTTTCTTCCTGCACCCGAAGGTGAAGACATGCCTTGGGTTCAAACATTCTCCCACTCATTCCAAGGTCCTACTACAGGACTATGGTACATCGAAAACTCTTTGACTACCCTCAACAAGAAGGATCCAGTTTCAGAGTTCAACACACTTCTGTGGAATACAGGCAGTGATGCAGACAAAGAAGTTGCACGTAAGCAAAAGCGTAAGCTTTCGTATATTGCAAACATCTATGTTGTAAGCGATCCAGCTAATCCAGACAATGACGGTAAAGTGTTCTTGTTCAAATTTGGTAAGAAGATTTTCGACAAGTTGAATGACTTGATGAATCCTGAGTTCCCAGATGAAGAGCCACGCAACCCATTCGACCTATGGACAGGCGCTAACTTCAAGTTGAAGATTCGTAAAGTTGAAGGTTATCAGAACTACGACAAGTCCGAGTTCGATAAAGATGGTCCAGTTTCTGGAGATGAAGATCACATGGAACGTATTTGGAATTCTGAATACAAGCTTGGTGAATTCTTATCTGAATCCAATTTCAAGTCTTATGATGAGTTGAAGACTAAGTTGAACAAAGTTCTTGGCTTAGATGGTTATGTTGCACCAGCAGCAGCGCCAGCAACAATCCGTGAATCAGCGCCAGCACAAGAAGCGTTCAAGCCTAAGGCTAAAACTGTTTCTCAAGTTGTTCAAGAAGATGATGATGACGGACTTAGCTACTTTGAAAAATTAGCTGAAGACTAAAATCTAGTCTCACTCAAACAAAAATGGAACCTTAAGGTTCCATTTTTGTTTGAGTGAGACTAGATTTTAGTCTTCAGCTAATTTTTCAAAGTAGC